CTTATTAAACCAGGATTCTTCGTTAGTGCCTTTAACAACCAAAGTAAAAACTTCAGTTATTTTATTATTAACATAACGCAATCCCCTTCCCAAAATCTGCCTTGCATCAATTCCAGAACTAGTTCCACTAATTCTAATCTCACAATTTATATCAGGGCAATCCAATCCTGCATTAGCTGCTTTAGATGTATTAAGAACCCCTGAAGATTGAGACTTAAACAATGCAATAGTTTCTGAGTTTTCTTGTTTTTTCTTTTTGCTATGAAGAGTATATCCAACTTTTAAAGATTCCGCATCTTTAATAGTGGCTGAAAAAGTAATAATTTTTTTATCTTTTCTTGCTTCTATAATTTTTTTCGCTATTTCAAACTTTTTAGGGTGGGACATAACAAATTTTTTACGCTTCTGCATTAATTGCATCCACGCCATAGCAGCATTTAAAACCTGCTTTTTATCACATCCCATCTTATAAGCATAATTATTACGGAACTTTCAATCAGTTGCACATTTCATTGCAGAACTGAAATCAAAATTAAAAAATGCAAAAACTGAATTAAACTTTTGGTTCATTACATGATAAGTATCCATGTCATCAACCTCCACAAGAACTTTGTAATACCTAAATGGCGATAATCATCCATTTTTTATTGCTTCTTCAGTTGTAATGACATCAATTACTTTAGTATATAAAGATAGTAATTCCTCTCTTCCATCAAGTCTTTCTAAAGTAGCTGTAAGCCCCAGAAAGAAATCATACTTAACTTGATCAAATATTTTTATTGACTGCTCCGATACCGCAGTATGAAGCTCATCAATTATTAGAAAATCAACTTCTCAAGATTTTTTTAAAATAGAATTAATAACCTCAACAGTAACATTTCCAAAGAATTTAGTTTTAGCTACGTCTCTTAGTCATTGTTCCTTGAGAATTGTTGTAGGTACAGAAATTAGAATTTTAGCATCTGGTCTAATTTCACACAAGCCATTAAAGCTCCAAATGATTTACCAACACCAGTACTTCAAACCCAAATCCCATTTCCTTTATTATTAATTCATTTTTGAACGCCTAATCGTTGACGTTGAGTTTTGTCCATTAGTCACGTCAATAGTAACCGCACTCATCACATCTATAAGTCTTACAGTTGGAACACTTATCTGCAAGATTTTCATAGAAAGCTTCATCAGAATCTTGGTAAGCATAAACATGCCTAGATTCTCCAGGAGGCCAATCAAAATCTGAATACCTTGCATATGATCCAGAAAGATCAGCTGTATGTTCATAAACTTTATCATTAAGCCTAATAATCTCTAAGATAAAATTTAAACAATTATTTAACTCCGTTAAATTTCCATATTCTTTGTGTGTATGAGCACAATAATATCCGCACGAAATATTAACTGCAGACAGATTAATGTTTTCTTTTAAAGTTCCAACATCTGTCATTGTACCTCGTGCCTCTTTGTACTTATATTTTTCTAAAAGACTATCTATATCTTCTAGAAACTCATCTGAAGTAATGTCTATGCCATTAGTATGTGTAATCAAATCTTGACCTCCCATTCTATCAGCTTGTAACAGGAATCTGCAATTATCAAAGAAATCAATATTTAAACCTGCAATTTCTGCTCCTATACAACCCATTTCTTCTTGAGTTGTGAAACAAACTTTTAGGTCTGGAAGACAATATAAACAATGTAGACAAATATAGATGCCAAAACAGTCATCTAACCCAAGTCCACATTGTTTTCCTGTCTTCTTATAATAGCCATAAATTTTATTTCCTTTAATTTTTGCACATTTTACACCTGTATAATGTAAGATTTCCAGTTAATCTAATAAATTTCTTTACTAGCTCGACTATATCTTAACTCTCCGTATATAATTTCCATTTGATAACGGTTGTTCCTTAATACACTTATATCTAATAATGTCTACAGAACATTTGTAATATTCTGCAATCTCTTTATAAGTTTTGCATCTTCGAACTATACCTTTTTTATTTTCTTCAATTACTGGAAAATTATAATCATCATTTTTTATTAACTCGCCTGTGCACCAATAATGATTATGTCATATCCTGCCTTTATCTAAAATCTTACGTCTTAAAAAATTTCCACTAACATTCTGAGGATTACCATCGAATTCTTCACGCAGTACTTGCCGAAGTGATTGATAAGTAGCCACTAATTGTCCATTTAGTGTATATTTATTTACAATAATACGTTTATTGTAATCAGAATTAGTAGTGTGTTCGTAAATAATTTCTTTCTTAGGTAGATATTTTCAAATATATCCTTTAGCGATTCCATTAGATTTTCTAAGCCCATTAAAAATAGAACTAGACGTAAATCCGAAGTATTTTGAAGCAGCTTTTAATGAATCAAATTCTTTCACAAGAACTCCCTCTAAAGTATATGCCGCAATAGGTTTTTTATGAGCATCAATGCCCCTCTGCTTACCTAAAGCTTTTCTCATGTTATTAGTAATAACTCCACTTCCTCCTTTCTGAAGATTCAGCAGGAAAGGATTTAACTTACGATAATAAGAAATTCAATATACTTCTTTTTCTTTTCATTCTGATTCAAAACAGAAATCGATTTCTTTAAACTTAATCTCTATACCTTTCTTGTATTTAGAATACATTCATTTGTGTACAGGCATAGAACGATTTTCATGGTTAGCGGAATATTTGTGTTGACTAAATCTAACTGCAATTGCTTTAGATGTAACTCCAACATAATATATTTTATCAGGTTCATCTTCAGCATACAAACCATAAAAATAATATTTCTTCATATCAAATTAATTTTAATTGATACAAAGATACAGAAAGTTTCTCCCATTTCCAAATGGAATTCCAACAAAAGTGGGAATTATCAAATGTACTCCCAAAAGGGATAGTCTGTGAACTTTATTCCTTATAGGAATCTTAGCTGCGGATTGTCCAATCTCTTTCTTTTTTACTGTATCCAAGTGATTAGCTTAGCCCTATAGTATATTACTATCTATAGTTAGTAGAAAGAGCTCTAAGGAGTTTCCCGTCAATTAGAGAGATTTTACATGAACAAAATTATCTATCCATATGTGCTACTAGACAAGGATATACCGCTGGATTAGTAGTATTTTTTGTAATAAAAAGATTATTTTCATCATCCATTTCAAATTGTATACCTTCTATTGTA